GGGTTAATTAGCCGCGATCCGGCACGTCCCCTCTGCTCGTCCGTTGCCCCGCTCCGCCCTAGGGTGGAGTCCCCCGAAGGAGCCGCCGTGTCCGTCCCCGCCATGCCCTCAGGGTCCGCCGCCCCGCCCGGTCAGCCCAGGAAGGCCGCCACCGCCGCCTGGATCGGCAGCGCCCTGGAGTACTACGACTTCTTCATGTGACCTGTTCGGGTGATCCGCTCACCTTGCCCTTTGAAGTTGCCCAGCTTCTCTAGCTGGCACTTCACCGTGATTGAGGCTTCATCTGTGTTCATGTGTGGGCATGTGTGCGCATGATCATTTCCCACTTGTTTCCCAGTGGCAGACTGGGCCCTACGGCGGCGTACAACAGAGCGCCGGCCCCGGTCTCCTGGGGACGCCCTTGGAGGCGATGGACGGAGACCGGGGCCGGCTTCTGTGTTCAACGAGCATCGCCCCACGTGAAGCACGGGGACTAGTTCACTCGTTCGGGTGGATACGCGACCTGTGTTGTCGGGTACCTCCCCGCCCTGCTGCCTAGCCCCCCAAGGGGGGTGCGGTGGGCCGTGGCAGCTGGGCCTATCGGCGCCCCGGGGACCTGAACCCCGCAGTGCCGAATCCCTCTGTTCAGTTGCCCGCTCCGACGAACCTCAGGCTGGATATATCCAGCTTCCGAGCCGCCTCATAGCGTCTGACTCCACGTCATGATCGTCGGCGGGGGTGTCGATGCCGGAGCTTGCGCGCCATCGGCGCATCGCTGCCGACATCCGTCGCCGCATCGCCGCCGGGGAATGGCGGCCGGGCGAGCCCCTGCCTTCTCGCGCCGAGCTAGCTGCCGAACTCGGCGTGCACCCTCAGACCGTTCGCCTCGCCTACGTTCTCCTGCGCCGTACCGGCGTTTTGGAGGGCGAGGAGCGAAGAGCCGTCTATGTGGCGCATCCTCCTGCTATGCGCACCCTCACGGACGCTGACGCTCCCTGGCCGTTCTCCAGCGAGACCACCGACACCCGCCCGCGCCCCGCCACGGAAGAGCTTGCAGAACGGCTTGGCGTCCGTGTGGGTGCGAGCCTGCGGCACGAGACGGTGGAGTGCCTGGATCCGGGCGGCAGGTCGGCGATGCTGGTGTCGTCGTGGTGGCGTGGCCAGCGCCGGCCGCACGCGTCGTTCACTGCCGAGGTGGGTGCGGTGGAGCTGGCGGAGGAGCAGGCGCACGCGCTGGGGCTCCTCGTGGACGCCGTGGCGTTCCGTGTGGTGCGCACCCGCTTCGACGTACACCGCCGCCCCCTGGAGACTGCTGACCTGATTCTGCCGATGGATCGCTGGCTGATCCGTCTGGCGCCCACGCTGAAGTGAGCGCTTTCGGACCGGGCGTGTGGGGCGCCTGGAATCAGGAGTAAAGCTGAGTTTCGGCCCTGGCGGAAGATGTCTTATGCATATTCTCGCACTTTCTGTTGATGGCCGGTGCGTTTCCGTAACCGCAGGTCAGGCGTTGGCCAAACGTTCCTGCGTCGGTGCAGGTCACCGCCGTCAGGTGAGGCTCACCTACGCCTGACCGGTGGCCGAAACCGCGCGTATTGCTACCGGCCAGTTGCCCCGGTTAGCCGCGCATCAGCCGGCCGACGGCATCGCTGGTGGCCTCGTAATCCCGCCACAGCTGCCCACCGTCGGCGCAGGAGCTGTCGATGTCTCGACAGCTCGAGCACTTGAGGAAGTGGCTGGCGTACCGGCCGTAGGCGCGCTGAACGGGGCTGAGCTCGCCAGCTATGGGCGGCCCGCTTCCTGCCGCGGGGGGATGGTCTCTACCCTCGTCCACGTCGACGCTCCGTTCGTCGGCCATGCCCCCGGGCCGGTGTGCCGCCGGTCGCGGGGGTCCTGCAATTGCAGGGTACCGCTGCGGGATAGGCGGTATAGGTCGTATGGGTCGTCTGATCTCGCGTAGCCGGGTGGGCCGCCCTAGCTTCGGGATCATGAAGTGGGAGCCGGAGATTCCGAGGTGGCGGCAGGTGTATGCCGTGATGTCCGAGCGCATCCTCGACGGCACCTACCCGCCCGAGAGCCGGCTCCCGTCCGCGATGGGGATCTGCGACGAGTTCGGGATCAGCCAGGTGACCGCGAAGCGTGTGTTGACAGAGCTGCGGAAGGCGGGCCTGGCGGAGATGCAGCCGGGGATCGGCACGTTCGTCACGGAACTGCCGCAGCCGCCGAAGTCATAGCCCGCTGTCAGAGGGGAGCACTACCCTGATCGGCATGCCCACCTCTCCCCCGCCGTCGCGGTCTGCGGCCGAGCTGAACGAGCTCATCCGCGCGCTGTGGTCGCATCCTGCGGTGCCGTTGACGGCGGAGCAGCGGGAGGAGTACGGGCGGCTGTGTGCGGAGCTGCGGCGGGTGGAGCGCGGGGACGTCGTCGAGGCGGCGTAGGCTGACACGCGAGCGCCCCGGCCACTGATCCTGGCCGGGGCGCTTCTACGTGCAGGCTCAGAGCCTCACTGCTCGGCGACCCGGTCGGCGGCGGTGTTGTGCTCGGGGCAGGCGGTCCCGCCGTTCGGGTCGACCCAACCCAGCTCCAAGCGTGCCGTGTCGGCGTCCTCGCGGGTTTCGTAGGCCCCGTCCATGACGCCCCAGCAGACGTCACATTTCACTTCATAGGTGGCAGTGATCGGCATGGTTGGTGTCCTCACTTCTTTTCGTGGGTCTTGCGGATGTGGTTGCGGATGCTGAGTGGCGCTCCGGCGTACTCGCAGTAGGTGCACTCTTCCCAGCCGCCTTCCTCAACAGCCGCTTCCAGCACGGACTTGCCAGGGCCGAAGCCGTGATGTTCGAGGAGGCGGGCGACGGAGGATTCGTAGCGGACCGCGAGGAGCGCGGCTTCGGCGACCTTGTCGTGTCCGCGCGAGAAGAAGCTGCCGATGGCAGTGCTAGTGCCGCAGCCGCACCAGCAGGTGCCGGTCGGGAGGAGTCGGTCGTCGCTCACTGGCTTTCCTTGATCTCGGCAATGTCGAAGCTGAACGGCATGTCGCCACCCGCGTCGTAGAACAGGTCGCGGACCTGCTGCTCACCGATCTCGTCTCGGTCTTCATCGTCGATCTCTACGCGGATCGTCACTGTGTAGGACTTCATGCCATCAAGATAGCCGTTCTTGATTGGCAATCAAGATGGACTAGGAAAGATACGCCCGCTGCTGTCATAAGATCCTGGCTCGTGAGCGACATCGAGTTCCCCGACGACCTGATAGCCCTGGAGCGCGCCGCCTGGGAGGAGCACCGGGCCGGGCGGCTCACCGTCGCCACCGCCAACGCCGTGCAGGACGCCATCACCGCCCACGCCGAGGCCGTTGGCATGTCGCGCTACGACGTGGAGATGGCGCTCAAGCGGACCGTGCGGCATGCGCCCGCCGAGGGCTGACACCGCGACGCCCCGCTGGTGCGTGACCACCGACGGGGCGCCATTCAAGTGCCCGCGCCACAGACACGAACAGTGATGAGCCCATGCTACGAAGGGCCACTGACAAGGCTGAGGCGTCGCGTCGACAGCACGTAGGCGCCGACAGGACCCTGCGGCGGGCGGCCGACAGGCAGCAAGTGCGGCGGGAGTTCGTTGCGGTGCCGGCGCATGATCTGCCGCAGGGCACGCTCGGGGACCGGGTAGGGGCGGTGGGCCATGATCCCCAGCATGCCAGCAGATCATGCCTCGTCCGGCCAGGTCGTCAACACGGCGCCGGTGTCCTCGTCGACGAGGGTGATGCGCGCGCCCGGGCGGCCCCAGTGCCCGATCCAGGACGTCATCTTCCCGCGGGCGACGGTCTCCTTGCCCCACCAGCCCTGCATGGCCGGGCGGCCGTCGGAGGTGAGGGTGAGGTGGTAGCGGTCGGGGGTGCTGTTGCTGGTCACGCCCACCATCATAGAATCGAACACGTGACCGACCTGCCGCCTGACCTGCCCCGCCTCCGCACCCTGGAGACGTGGCTCCAGCTCACCCTCGACCAGGTGCAGCGAGCCATCAAGGCGGCCGAGACGCGAGAGCAGGAGCGGCAGCGCGGCATCGAAGCCCGGCCGCCCGCGCCCGACTGGCTCATCGAGCTCGGACTCAACCGGGACAGCCCGCCCGTGCAGGTGCACGTCGGTGACTGCTGGAACGCGGGGAAGCGACACAAGGGCATCCGGCGGGACGAGGCGCTGCGGGCGCTCGCCGACGGGGTGAGGGCTTGCGGCGCGTGCCGCCCGGACAGCGAGCTGGGCTTCCTGGACTAGGCGCTGCGCGGCTTGCGGCCTGCCGCCTTCTTCGCGGCGGTCTTCTTGGCGGAGGTCTTCTTGGCCGGCTGCTTCTTCGCGGTCTTCTTCTTCGGCATCTCGTGCACGTCGGCGTCCTCGCCGCGCGAGACCCGCGCTTTCTGCACGGACTCCTGAAGGGCAGCCATCAGGTCGACGATCTGGCCCGGCTTCTGCTCCGGCTCCGGCATGGCGGGCGGTTCACGGTGCTCCCGCTTGGCCTCGATGATCTGCTCGATGGCCTCGGTATAGGTGTCGCGGAACTCCGGGTCCTCGAGGTCCTCGCGTGTCATGGAGTCCATGAGGGCGAGCGCGCCGTCGATCTCGTCGTCGGACAGCTCCACCGGCGGCGGGAGGAGCTCTGCGGGGTCGCGGATCTCGTCGGGCCAGCGCATGGCGTGCAGCACGATCACGTTGTCGCGGACCCGGAGCAGGCCCAGCCTTTCCCTGCCGCTCCAGGCGTATTTGGCGACGGCGACCTTGGAGGAGCGGGCAAGGGCCATGGCGAGGAGCTTGTACGGCTTGGCCGCGACCTGGCCGGACGGCTGGAGGTAGTAGCCCTCGCCGATCCGGATCGGGTCGACGGAGTCGAGCGGCACGAACGCGGCGATCTCGATCGCCTTCGCCGTCGGAAGGGGCAGGTCGCGCAGCTCCTCGTCGCTGATCGGGATGACCTGCGTCTTGCTCAGTTCGTAGCCCTTGCCGATCTCGCTGCTGGTGACCTCGCGGTCCTCGACCTCGCAGTACTTGCGCACCCGTACCCGGCCCATGTCCTCCAGGTGGTACTGGTGGAAGCGCACGGAGTGGTCCTCGGTAGCGGACTGCACGTTGATCGGCACGGTCACGAGACCGAAGCTGATGGCTCCTGACCACACGGTTCGGGGCATGGGGTACCTCCGCAGTAGCCCCGAGCAGCACCAGCCTACGAGCGGCTTGGGCAGTCTGCACGCGAGCGGAGATCTCTGCGTTTCACGCGCCGACGGGGCCACGTGCCCCCTACCGTCCCTACATGGACAACACGTGGGCGAACCGCGACCTGCCCGTACTGGACGCGATGGTGAAGTACCTTGACGATGCCGTTGGGGCGCTGTACCCGGAGCTGCGAGACATTGCCGAGCTGACCGGGCTCGAAGTCAATGAGGTCGGCAAGGCCGCCCTTGCCCTGGAGAGCGATCACTTGATCGAGCTCGGGAAATCGGCTGGCGGCCCCGGAACCTGGCACGTGAGCAGCGTGTCCGGTGACGCTCGCCGCCTCGTCGGCCAGTGGCCCACTGCTGAGCAGTTTGTCGACGAGGTCGCGCAACGCCTGCAGGCTGCCGCGGACGAGGAGCCCGACCCGGAACGTCGCGGCCGACTCCGCGAGCTCGCGACATCCGCTGGTGACGTCGCTCGCAACGTCTTCGTCGACGTCGCCTCTGCGGTGATCACCAGGCAGATGGGCGGCTAGCAGCACAGACCCCGCCGAGACGGGGGAGCCCGGCGGGGCCTGCGGCCAGTGTGGCACGGGGGCGGCGTCAGCGTTGGGCAAGCAGGCGAGCCGCACGCTCTCGACGCTTCTGCTCCTTCCGGTCGGCGCGAGCCCTGGCTGACTGCTCCCGCGCCTTCTCCCGCGCCTCTGGAGATAGCAGCCGTTGCACGGTGGTCGGGTGCCACTTTCCGCCGCGTTTGGAGGGCATGTCATCCCGAGCGTTGGCGCGGGCGCAGATAGCCCGGACGCTGAGGCCCTCTTCGTCACGCCAACGCTCCATCTCCTCGGCGATGGCGTTCTCCCGCTCGTCGGCGCTGAGTTCCTTGTCCTCTACGCGCTGTCCGAACCGGGGGGCTCCGTAGGCGTAGCCGCCGCGCTCGCCCTTGGCCGCGCGGCCCTCGGTGAGCCGCTTGATGATGAGTCCGCGGTCGAGCTGGTGGAAGACGCCGCGCATCTGCCGCATGGCCGTGCGCATGGGGTCGGACGCGTCGTCCTCCAGGTGCTCGCCGTGGTCGGCGGTGAACACCTGGCCACCCAGGGCCCAGACGTAGGAGAGCACGGCTTCCTGCACGGTGAGCTCACGGGCGAGCCGGTCGAGATTCGGGGCGAGGATCCCGTCTGCCTTGCCCTCTGCGATCCACTCCACGGCCTCCATGAGCCCGGGCCGTTCGTCGAGCAGCGTCGTGCCCGACTTCCCGGCCTTGCCGTCCCCGTCCGTGACCATGTGGACGATCCGCACGCGGGGGGCGGTCTGGCCCTTGGCCCACTTCCGGCAGTCGGCTTCCTGGGCGGGGAGGCCGTAGCCGTCGACTGCCTGGCCGGCGGTGGAGACGCGGCGGACCAACACCAGGCGGAGCGTGGGGATGCGGGGGGTCGTCATGGCGCCACTGTACACATCTATGGGCATAGATGTAACGCCCCAGGTCAGAGCCCATGGTATGGCATGTTATCGAGAGCTGAGCCAGTCAGCCGTCACCCCAGCGCGCGACAGTTCTGCCCCGTCCGGGTCACGACTCGATGAACGCTGCACACACTTCCCCCACAAGCGATCTAAGGTGGTCCGACGTTCAACCTTGGGGGAAAATATGCGCGTTCGCGCTGCTGCAGCCACGGCTGCCCTGCTTCTGGCCGCTCTGACCGCATGTGGCGGCGGAAACGGCGCCAGCTCGTCGGCCAAGTCAAAGGCGCCAGCCAGCAAGACGAAGAAGGTCGACTGCACGGACCAGACCCTCGACCAGTCCGAGTGGATGGAGCACTGCGCCGACGAGGCCAGCACCGACTCCGGCACGGAGGCGAAGTCGACGGGCCTGAAGTTCGGCGAGTCCTACAAGTGGCCCGACGGGCTGAAGGTCACGGTCGTCGACGCGAAGGTGTTCACCGACTTCAACAAGGACCTCCTGGAGTCGCCAGAGCCCGGCAGTACCGACTTCCGGGTGACGTTGAAGCTGGAGAACGGCGGCAAGGAGCCGGTCGCCCTGGATGACCTGTCGCTCATCGTGGAGGGGGCGACGAACGGCGGGGAGGCGGCGTTCACGATGTTCGAGAACGACTCGCAGCCGCTCGAAGGCCGGCTGGCGCCGGGTGTGACCGCTACGAAGAACGCTGACCACGTGCTGGAAACGAAGTACGGCAAGAAGATCGTGGTGACGGTGCAGCGGAACAGTGAGAACTTCGACCTGGACTTCCCTGAGTTCACGGGCGAGATCACCGGCTGAGTACACGACGAAGCGCCCCGCTCCCCTGCCGAAGCAGGAGGGCGGGGCGCTGTCGTTCACGCGGGTTCGTCGTCCGGCGGCCAGGGCGGTTCGCGGAACGGCCAGCGCGACAGGTACAGCGGCACGTCGGGGTCGTCGTCGGGGATGCTCGGCATGGGCTGCTCCCTACTGGTAGAGGCGGAGGACGTCGCCTACGGGGAGGACGGGGATGCCACGCGAGTTGATGGCGTCCATGATCGCGTTGAAGTCGGTGACGCTGCACTGGTTCGTGGTGGCCGCAGTGCCCGAGACGATCTCGTGGAAGGTGAGGATCACCCACTGCCCCTGGAGGCAGCGGTCGAGCGCCCCGCCGGCTCCGGTCAGGTTGGCGGGCAGGCCCTTGGCGCTTGCGCCCGCGAGGGAACCGATGCCGGTGATGGACCGGGCCCGGAAGGGTCCGGCCGGCGGGAACGTCTCCAAATTGTCCGCCGAGCTAATGCCGCGTCCGCTGGAGAAGTACTTGCAGGTGAGGGCCTCGATGGACTGGTTGTCCGTAGTCCTGGAGAACCAGCCGCCGGGGTAGGCGAAGCTGTCGCCCGGGAATCCTCGGTCGATCATCCAGGCGCGAGTGCGGCGAATGTCGTCCTCGACCACCGCGGCGCTCAGCGCGTTGTACTTGGTGTTGTGGTTCGCCGAGTAGTAGGCGTGCCCGGCGATCTCCCAGCCGGATTGGTCCTGCATCGAGCGGAGTTGCTGCTCGGTGAGGTACTGGCTGGTGCCGATGACGTCGCAGATCGTGTACAGAGTGCCCCGGTAGCCGAGACTGTCCATCTTGGGCCGGGCGAGGGTGTGCTGCGAGGCGTAGGAATCGTCGAAGGTGATGCTGACGACGCCGCTGCTGAAGGTGGTCTTCGTATCGGGGATGACCTCGACGGCCTGCAGATTGACCGTGATCGGGTTGCCGGTGTTGTCGTCGACGACCTGGAACATGAAGTCCGTGAACCCGGAGGTCGTGCTCGGCACGCCGGTCGACGAGATCGTGTAGGTGCCGGTCACGGACCGCACGTCCGCCCACGACAGGGTCATCGTCGCCCACTCGCCGCTCAGAACCTGGTTCTCGGCGGCTGAAGCGTGGGTGTGAAGCCGCCAGTTGAAGGTGTTCGCGACGGTGCTGGTTCCGATGATGACGTTGATCTGGTTCAGATGCGCCACATCGGACACCCTGAAGATCAGCCGGATCGCCTTTCCCGTCAGATCCGGCAACGCGCTCGCCAGCCGCCTGATGTTGGCCACCGCGCCCGTGCCGGTCGTCGTCACGCGGAAGCTCTGCGTGCCCCGGCAGAAGGTGGCCGTGTCGTTGACGTTGGACGAGCCCACGCCTGAGCCGCTCGCCGTCCAGCCGTGCCCCGATTGGAACTGCTGCGACCAGCTGGCCGCGCGGTACGCAGGCCGGTTTGTGGAAGGAGTCACGACCGGCAGGGTGGTGCCGGCCGTCGTGAGCCGACCGGACACGGACCAGTCACCCGTCACCGTGCCGGACGCGATCTGCGCGGAGCCCGTGACGTTCAATCCGGTCAGGAAGGCGGTGCCCTGCTCGATCGCGGCGACGCGGTTGAGGCAGTCGTTCAGGAAGCCGTCGATCGCCGTCACCGTGGCGGACAGGTTGTTGACGGTGCCGCCGAGGGCCGTGAGGTCCAAGGCTGTCGCGAACTTGCCATCAGCCCAGGCCCGGTCGCCGTGCGGGTCCGTAGCCCCGGAGTGCACGGCCACCTTGGATGCGGCGCCAGCCTGGGTCTCAAGGGCGGCCGTGTCGGGGATGCCGTGCACGTCGGTGGTGTCGGCGTTGTGCGCGGCGACGGCGGCAGCTGCGGTGCCCGCGGCCTCCGCTCCTAGCTCTATGCCCGTGGCCGACTCCACCGGCGCGAGCGACGACAGTGCGACCATGCCGGCGGAGGCGGGCAGGCTGATGTTGTAGGAGCGGCTGGGCGCGTTGGTGAATTCTTCGTCCACCCGGTACGTCCAGCCGGAAGGGCTGAAGCCCTCGGCATCGATGGCGAGGAGCGTCTTGGTGAACTCCCCACTGGCGCCGAGGGTGATGTTCTCCGAGCCGAGGGCGATGACGCCGTGCTCGGCGGACACGACGCGGGACACGGAGGGTGTGAGTCGGATGGTGCCCTGATACGGGTCGCCGTCCAAGGCCCGGTAGCCAGCGGCCCCGGCGGTGAGGGTGACGGTCTGAACACCGGGCGGGAACGGCATCTGGGGTCTCCTAGGGGTACTGGCGACGTTGCGGGTCGAGGCCGGCGGCGAGCGGGCCGGGCAGGTCGGGATCCTGGTCTCCGCCGGTCTGGCGGCAGGTGTAGTGGGTGGAGCCGTCGCCGTCCGGGGTGCAGGTGTAGGTGGCGTCCCGGTAGGTGAAGGTCCAGCCCGATGGCTGCGGGCCGGCGGGCCCTTGCTCGCCGCGCTCCCCCGTCGGGCCCTGCGGTCCGGCCGGCCCCGGTTCTCCCTGCGGGCCAGGGGGTCCGGGATCGCCGTCGGCGCCGTCCGCTCCCGGTGCTCCGTCGGATCCCGGTGCTCCGTCAGATCCTGGCTTGCCGGATTGGCCGGGTGAGCCCGGCTTGCCGTCCTCACCAACCTCGCCAGCTTTCCCAGGCCGCCCTGGCGAACCAGACGGTCCAGCAGACCCCGGCTCGCCTGATTCTCCAGGGTCGCCCGGCTCCCCCGGGTCGCCCTTGGGGCCGCGCACGGAGTCGCCGGGCTCGCCGCGGGATCCGGGCGGGCCTGCGATCGGCTTCTCTCCAAGCTGCTGAACTTGGCGGGCCAGTTGGTCGCGTGCCTCGTTTGCGGTGTGCAGCTCGTGGGTGAGGCCCTGCACGGAGAGCACGATCCACGCGAACGCTGTGCCGACGGCCAGAGCGCCCGTGATGACGAGGAGATCGCCGCGGCGCCAGCGTCGCTCCTGTGCGCGGAGTGCGGAGCGGCTCACGTTCCCGCCCCCCGTGTCAGCAGGATGATGACCGGCATCAGGATCCCGATTAGCGGCACGATCACCGCGCCGATCAGCCATCGGCGTGTGGCTACGAGCTTCTCGGTGTCTTTCTCGCGCAGGGTCTCCAGCGTGGCGACTCGGGCTGAGAGGGCTTCATGTCGCAGGTCGTACAGCTTCTGGTCGACCTTGTCGTCCATGCGGCGGCCGAGTTGCTGTATGTCGTCGCGGATGTCGGTGAACCGATCCTCGAACCGGCGGACGACCTCGCCGAGGGTCGGCTCATCGGCCACGTGTAGCTCCTACATTCAGACGCCCGTCGGGCCGGTGGGCGCCGAGGGGCTGGTCGGGGACACCTGGCCGCGGGTGAGCAGGCCGAGCCCGGCGAGTACGACGGCGTTGAGGGCGCCGATCTTCTCCGGTCCGAGCTCGAGTCCGTAGGCGGCGAGGAGCGCGGCGACCGCGGCGACGAGGCCGGTGAAGGCGGACGGCGCGATGGGTCGGGTGACGGCGGCCGTGGCTGCGGCGAACACGGCGGAGATGACGGCGACGATGGCGCCGGCCTGCTCGGCGGACAGGCCGAACTGGAAGGTCACGAGCAGCGACAGTGCGGCGCTGATCGTGGCGATGATGAGAGCCGGTTCACGGCCGAAGATGCGCATGTCTGGGGTCCGTTCTCTTGAGTGGGCTCAGGCGACGACGTCGAAGCCGTAGCGGTCGCCGAGGCGTTCGAGGGAGGTGCGGCCGGGGATGCCGTCGGCGTCCTTGCCGCGGTAGCCGAGCTTCTGCTGCCACTTGGCGTAGGCGGCGATGGTGGTGGTGCCGTAGTGGCCGTCGCTGTATCGCTTGGCCAGCAGGCCGGCGTCGACGAGCGCGGCCTCGACGGTGCGCACGCCGTTGTAGGTGACGGGCGTGCCTTTCGCGGCCGGGTTGCTCTTAGCTGCGGCGACGAGCTTCGACAGGTCAACGACCGGCTTGGTCGGCTTCGGCAGCGGCTTGGGTGCCGGCGGCTTGGGGGTGGAGGGCGTAGCGCCGGCGAGCCGAGCGGCGACGCGGTCGAGGATGTCGTCCCAGTCCATGCCGGGCCCGCGGGGGTCGACTTTGCCGGGCTGCCAGTCGAGGTGCCGTATGGCCGAGCGGGCGGTCCAGTCGTGGTGGCGGCAGAGGGCGGTGATGACGCGGACGATGGCCTCGATCTGGGCGTCGGGCCACGGGTCCTTGCCGTCGCCCATGTTCTCGCATTCCCAGCCGTAGAAGTGGCGGTTGCCGTCGACGGTGGCTTCGTTGTCGGCGGGCGGGGCCTTCTCGGCGATGACTGCGGTCAAGACGTCCGGGTCGCCGAGTCCGGCGTGGTTGGCGCGGCCGTAGCCGACGAGGTGCACGCGCCCGTCCTTGGCGATGACGCCGTGGCACAGCGGGCCGGGCAGGGCGCTGTAGCCGTCGCGGCAGATCTGCACCGTGGTCGCAGTACCCCGGGTGACGGTGTGGTGGATCATCACGCCGTTGACCGGGCCCCACGGTCCCTTGCTGTTGCGGTTGTGGGTTTCCCAGTTGCCGACTTCGACGACGTCGAGGCCTTCGTCGCGGAGGCAGTTCAGGAAGTCGGCGGCGGGCATTGGTGCGGCCATGTGGTCTCCTCAGTACGGCCGATACCTTTGAATCGTAGCCTGAACCCCGCCAGTTACCTACGAATCACAGGTACTCTGGGGTTGGTTCTGGCTCAGGAACCAGTGGCAGGGGTGTGGCCGTGCGGGTCTGCGCCCCTGCCACACCAAAACCCGCGCCCCACCCGCACACGAACCCGCACCCAGGAGATCCGCCCATGGCCGCTATTACCGCAGCACTGTCATTCCTGTTCGCGTTCGTTGTGCTCGCGCAGCCCGTCGAGATGGACGTCGACTACACGCCCGCCGCCCGGAGCGCGCGGTGAGCGGCCCGTGCGCGCGGCCGGAGTGCGGGGGCGAGGTGCACACCGACGGCTGGGGCACGCCGATCCAGTGCCCGGCCGCCCGCCGCTGCCCCCGATGCGACTGCCCTGACGGCGCGACCCAGTGCGACCACTGCAAGGTCTGCCCCCACGCTGGTGGCCCGCCCGACGCACGCACGCACAGCGATGAAGCGCCCACGGCCGAGCCCGAGTTCGCGCTGGCCCTGCGGGAGGACGACGGCACGCTCATCGTCGGCATCCGCCCCGACGGCCACATCACCACCGGCCCCCGCTACCGACCCGACGCGTCGACCCGCGAGTTCTGGGACGCCGTCACCCGCGCCGTACAGGCCGCCTCACCAATCCCCATGAGCAAGGAGCAGCAGGCATGAAGGTACTGATCACTGGCGGCAGCGGCTTCATCGCCTCGTGGACCCGCCGAGAGCTCATCGCGCGCGGCCACCAGGTCCTCGTCATGGACCACCAGGACCGACGCCAGCACCTGGCCGACGGGGAGGAGTTCTTCCTCGGCGACGTCCGCGACGCCACCGCCGTCACCGAAGCCGCCGCCCACGTCGACGGCATCATCCACCTCGCCGCCGTCCTCGGCACGCAGGAGACCATCAGCAACCCGCGCCCGTCCGCCGAGACGAACATCCTCGGCTCGCTCAACGTCTTCGAAGCCGCCACCCAGTACCGGCTCCCCACCGTCTACGCCGGGGTCGGCAACCACGCCATGCGGCTCCAGGGAACCGGCTGCTACACGATCACCAAGTCGGCCGCCGAAGACCTCGCCCGCATGTACAACCTGTACCGCGACGGCGGGCGCATCACCATCGTCCGGCCCGTCAACGCCTACGGGCCCGGCCAGTCCATCGCCGCCCCCTACGGCACGAGCAAGGTCCGCAAGATCGCGCCCTCGTTCGTGTGCCGAGCCCTCACCGGCACCGACATCGAGGTGTACGGCGACGGCACTCAGATCAGCGACTGCGTGTACGTCGCCGACGTCGCCAAGGCGTTCGTCGCCGCGCTCGAGCACACCGCCGAACACGGGCCCACGGAGCGTCCGGTCGAGGTTGGCCCGCTCGAATCGTGCACGGTCAACGACATCGCCCGCCTCGTCGCCGAGGAAGCCACCGGCTACACCGGCCTTCAGCCCGTCGGCATCAAGCACCTGCCCATGCGGCCGGGCGAAGTACCCAACGCGATCGTCACGTCCGACACCAGCACGCTGCAGCAGATCGGCCTGACCGCCGCCGACTTCGTGCCCCTCGATGAGGGCATCCACCACACCGTCCGCTACTACGCCGAGCACTGGCTCCCCGGCTACCTGGCCGCCTGAAGTGCGCATCCACTTCTGGACGGCCGACACGGCAGGCTCCGGCTTGTACCGCGGGGTGCTGCCCGCGATGGCCCTCAACTGGCTTGGCCACGACACCAGCGCCAGCCCGTACCTGCCCGGCGACTGGCGGGAGCAGGGCCTGGACGTGGTCGTCGGCTGCCGTGTCGCCAAGCCGGAGCCGTCCAAGACGTGGCGGGAGATGCGCGACCACGGCATCCGGCTCGTGCTCGACTTGGACGACGACTACTTTCACCTCGACCCGTCCAACACGGCCGCCTACCAGCTGTGGAACGACCCCGCCCTGCGGCAGGGCCTGATCGACAACATGCAGGTGGCGCACACCGTCACCTGCTGCTCCGAGCCGCTCGCGGCCGTGCTGCGCGAGCACCACGACGACGTGCGGATCGTCGGCAACGGCCTGCCCGCCCAGTACCTGGGCGAGGCACGCGACTACAGCCCGGAGACGCTGTCGGTCGGATGGGCCGGCACGGCGTCGACGGTGCACGAGCTGCAGGTGCCGGGCGTGGTGCGGGCCCTGAATCGGATCTCTGGCTACCGCCGGCCCGGCGAGACCTTCGTGCGCCTGGTCGGAATCGATGCGCGCACGGCGATGGGGTGCGGGCTGCGCGGGGATCGTCTGGGTGCGTTGGGCTGGGTGGAGAACTTCGGGCACTACTTGCAGGCGGTGAAGGAGTTCGACGTGTGGGTGGCGCCCTATAGGGACATCCCGTTCAACCGGGCGAAGTTCCCGACGAAATTTCTCGAAGCCAGCATGCTCGGGATTCCGCTGATCGCCTCCGACATCGAGCCGTACCGGCGGGTGATCCGGCACGGGGAGAACGGGTTCCTCATCCGGCGGGAGCACGAGTGGGGGCGCATCCTCAAGCAGCTCGCCGACGACCCGGAGCTGCGGCAGCGGGTCGGCATGACGGCGCGGGCAGAAGCGTCGGGGTCGATCCTCCAGGCGACCAACCGGCAATGGGAGGCGGCGCTTCAGGCGTCCGTGGAGGTGGCGGCATGAATGAGCTGGTGCAGTTTCTGCGGGACCGGTTGGACGAAGACGAAGCCCTGGCGCGAGAGGCCCCGCCCGGACCATGGCACGTCGGCAACGCGGTCGACCCGACGCAGCCCTGCCACGTGCACACGTTCCCCGGTGCCCGCTTGGTGGCCGACGGGCTCAACTGGCTGGTCGCCGAGCACATCGCCCGCCAGCACCCTGCCCGCGTCCTCGCCGAAGTCAAAGCCAAGCGGCGGCGTCTAGACCAGCTCGACAGCGCGAACAGGGCGGGGCACGACTCCTACGACCTTGCGTCTGTCCTGCTTCCACTGGAGGCGCTCCCCTACGCGGACCATCCCGACTACCGCGCGGAATGGCGCGCAGGAGAGGACACCACATGATCGACGGCCGCCGCGTGATCGCCTGGACACCCTACGGGCGCCGCAGAACGTACAGCATCCTCTCCAAGTACCTGCAGCGGGACGTTGAACGCGGACTGATCGACGAGGCCTGGGCGTACATGAACACCGACCCCACCGGCCAGGAAGACGACATCGCCTACGCCCATGAGCTCGACGAGCAGCACGACTGGTTCAAGCTCATTCACCGGCCCGACGGCATCAACCTCGGACGGCTCCCCAAGCAGCGGTACACGGGACTGGCGTACCGGTACATGACCGACCCCGAAACGATCTACGTGCGCCTCGACGACGACGTCGTCTACATCCACGAAGACGCCATCGAGAACCTCGTCAGGGCCCGCATCGAGATGCCCGCCCCCATCGCCGTGTTCCCCCTCATCATCAACAACGCGATCTGCAGCCACTTCCTCCAAGCCTGCGGGAAGATCCCCATTGAGTGGGGGCAGGTGGCCGCCTACTGCATGGACCCCACCGGCTGGGCCAACGGGCCGTTCGCCGTGAAGCTGCACGAGATGCTGCTAGACCACGTCGAGGCCGGCACGGTCGAAGACCTGTACCTCTACCAGGACTTTCCCCTCCAGCCCGGCACCCAGTTCTCTGTGAGCTGTTTCGCCAGCCGCGGCGAGGACTACGCGGCGCTCCCCAAGCCTGGTGTCCTCGTCCCCGACGAGGAAGAGTCGTGGCACACCGTGCACCAGCCGCTCGCCATCGGCCGGCCGAACATCCTGCGCGGCGACGCCGTCGTCGCGCACTGGAGTTTCTTCCCGCAGCATCCCTTCCTCAACAACACCGATCTCCTCGACCGGTACCGGGAGCTCGCTGAGAAGGCGGTGGCCCCGTGAACCAGCCCCAGAACCAGCAGATCCCTGTCGAGGACGCGTTCCCTGTGTACCGGCAGCGGTGCAGCGAGCTCTTCGACGAGAACCTTCTCCTGCGCTCCCATGTGGCCAGCCTCCAGCGGCAGCTGAGAGACCTGGGGCAGCAGTCGCTCGCTCAGGAACCGCTGGCCGCTGGCCCGGAGGCAGCGCAGCCCTCGTTCCTCGATGACAGCGAGCGCGGCTAGGCGACGCGTTCCATGACGCAGCGGGCCGTCAGGGTGTTCGAGGCGGATGCGGCGGCCCACTGGGCGGTGATGACGAACGCGTTCGATGCGGTGGTGTCGCGGGTGATGGTGCCGTCGCTAGAGCCGAGCTGAATGTCGCCGACGCTGCCGGTCTGGGTGGAGTTGCGCTGCTCGGACAGCATGGCGAACCACGAGCCGGACGCCCCAGTGGAGACGCACACGAGATCGACCTCGACGATTGACTCCTTGTTGGTCTGCGCCGTCCCGCTCAGGGTGGTCGGCCCTGCCGCAGCGAGCTGGGTGCCGGCGACGCCGCCGAGACGGGCGCGCCAGGTGAGCTGTGCGGACGCCAGGAAGCTCACGTTGGTGATGAGGCGGGCGCGGTAGGTGGCCCCGACCACGGCGTCGTTCGCGGGGATCGTGAAGGTGCCCACCACCGTTTCGGTAGTGGTGTTCGCGACCGTGGCCGCGGCGGCAGTGAGCGCGTTCTGGTAGGTGGCCGAGCCGATGACGAGGCCGGCGTTGGTGCCGGTGATAGCCAGCCGGCCCGCTGCCGCCCTGGACACGGTGACGTCGCCGCCGAAGCTGATCGTCTTCCCGGCGGCCAGGGCGAGGTTGCTGTTGTAGGTGGCAGAGCCATTGGGGATTTCCACCCACGAAGCCGAGGCCGGCGCTGTGCCGTTGGAGAAGTAGGTGCGGTAGGCCGTGTCGGACTCGGCGATGGGCTTGCCAGGGAACGGCGATGACGGACGCGTCGACGAGGTGACGATCTGGAAGCCGACCGCGGCGTCGAGCTTGTCCAGGTTCTGGCCTATGTCCTGCGTGTAGGACACGTCTTCGGACCCGTCGGAGGCGGACTTGTACATGCCCAACCGTGTGGTGGGGGTGTCAGGCACGGCTCGTCTCCTTCACGGTGCGGCTGTGCGCCTCGGGGTCGACGATGATGTCCGGCTTGGTGGGGGTGGTCTCGCCGCGGACGGCGCGCCGTGCTGAGTCGACGAGCGCCGCCTTCTGGCGCAGGCCTTCGCCCGTGACGCCATGTTGCTGCCGGATGATGTCGAGTGGATCCTGCTTCCCCTTCGGGGGCGTGATCCGGATGCGGGTCTTGGCATCAGCGATGCGCAGCCGGTGCGCCTCGCGGGCGTCGGCGATCGTCGGGGCGTTGTGGAGGCGGATCGGCTCGGCGGTCTTGACCCCAGCCCGGAGCACCGTCATGCCGGCGACGGCGGCAGGGTCCTCGCGGCCCACGGTGGGGTCGGTGGGGTCGGCGGCCCACGGCTCGTGGAGGATGATGTCGAGAGCCTCATCGACGCTGTCCAGCCCGTACTCGGCCATGCGCCATTCGATCGTCGACGGCGGGAAGCTGTGGGCGTGGATCGTGCCGTCGGGCTTGCGCATGGACACCATCCAGATGGGTGTGCCCTGTGCTGTGGTCGTGGCTTCGGCGCTCTCCACTTGATAAATGTCCATTAGGTTCCCTTAGATCCTGAAGGCCCAGAAATACACCGACCAGGCGCCGCTGGCGGCGGGGCTGATGGTCACGGTGAATCCGGTTGTTGTGGAGTCGGTGATCGCGTTGGAGTGGACGACGTCGTCGCGGATTGACACGATCGGTAGTAGCTGGGTGAGCATGGTCGGGCCGAAGCTGGCGGCCCAGCTGGAGGCGCCGGATGTCGGCGACACCGAGCCGGTGAAGAGGCCTTCGTTGGAGTCGGCGGCGACGAAGTCCCGGTAGCGGCCGATGTGGCGGGTGAGGCCGCTCTCGAATTGCCAGTAGTTCGCGGTGGAGGCGGTGCCGTTGTCCCAGCCGATCTTGGCTTGGCTGGCCGTCGCCGAGTACACGCCTCCATCGGTGCCGCCGCTGTTGTATCCGGCGAAGAAGCTGTTGGTCGTGTAGCGGCTGTAGCCGCCGCGGCGGGCCTGGGTGTCGGCGCGGATGACGGCGATCTCGCTTGTGCCGCTGTTGAGGTAGGCGCGGGCGTAGACGTCGACGCCGCTGTCGTCGAACGTTCCACTGTTGACGCCGATGTTGGAGTCGGTGCCCGTACTGCTCGTGTTGATGTAGGCATAGTTGCTGCCGCTGTTGGCGTAGAACCGCAGCTCCGGCAGGAGCGTCGACGTTGGCATGATCTCCAGGCGGCGGCCGGAGGTGCCGGAGATGAGCTGGCCAACGATGGACACCGAGCCGTCCGCCGCGGCGATCGCGACGGTCTGCTGGCCGGCGGCATTCCAGCAGCCGATGCCGCCGGAGTTGAGTTCGACGCGGGCCCCGGTGTCGGCGGTTTTGATGCGGGCGCCGACGATCCAGTCCGCGCCGATCGTGCCAGCGGTGACCTTGCTGACGGTGAGGTCGGAGATGTGGGCGTTGTCGATGAGGAGCGCAGTGGCGCTTGCCGCGTCGGACGGGCCGGACTTGTTGCCGGTCTTATCGACGGCCACCACGCGCACGTAGCGGGCGGTGATCTCCTCTACCTGCACTGTGGTCACGGCCGGGATCTGCGCCTGGATCATCCCAGCAGTGGCGTTGACCTTGCCCTTGAGGGTGGACTCGCTAGGGGTGAAGTTCGGCTCGTAGGAGACGTGGATCTCCAGATGCTGCAGGTCCGACTCCAAGTTGTAGGTGCCGCCGCTGCTCTTGCCGAGGGTGTGCGTGATCTGCAGGGCGATGCGGGAGCCGGCCACGGACGGGGCGGCCGGAGTGCTGGGCGGGATGTTGTCCTCGGACGCCACGAAGGTGGCCGTATTGGACCAGGCCCCGCGGTTGCCGGCCTTGTCGACGGCCCGGATCTGCACGTCGTAGCCGACACCCGGACTGAGGTCGTTGAGCTGCGCCGTGGATTCGCCCCATGCGACGAACATCGTCTGCCACTGGCCGGTGGGGGCTACGAAGGGCTGCCCCCAGGTTTCCATGTCGCCCCAACTGATCTGGGAAACCTGGGTCCAGGTGGCGGGGTAGATGAGGTCGGCGTCGACGGCGTAGCGGATCTCGTAGTGGTCGCCGTCCAACACGGTGCTGCCGTCGACGTTGTTCGGGGCGTTCCAGGCAAGGATGGCGCGGGCGCGGGTGTAGCCGCGGGAGTCGAGGTAGGCGCTGCCGGTGAACGGGGTGACGAACGTGGGTACGCCGGGGATGCTGGTGTCTTGGCTGGGGCGGGTGCCGATGGGCTGTGCGCCGGATCCTTCGAGGGCGCGGGCGAAGCCGCCGACGGTGACGTAGACGGTGTGGCTGTTGTCCCATTCGACGTGGTCGGTGAGGTCGTACCAGGTGCCGCTAGCGGCCCGGTAGGCGACCGTGTACCCCTCGGTGATCGGCCACTTGGCCTCTGTCACCTGCAACTTGATCGGGTTGAGGCGTTCCCCGCGGAACGTGATCTCCTCATTCGGGTCGACGAGGCCGGCGCTGGGATCCCACACCCAGACGTAGTCGCCGACGGTGAAGCTGCCCTCGATGTAGTAATTGTCGGTCTCGACGACCAGCTCATCCTGCGAGTTCGTGTACTGGGACAGCAGCAGTTCGGCTCGGGTATCGGCGAGGGTGACGCCCGTGTCGGACTCCGACGCCAGCCGGGTCAGCTTCAGCGCCCCGCCGTGGATGTTCTTGTAGGGGTTCAGGCCGGGTGAGATGTCTGCGGTGCCGGTGGTGATCGACTCGCCCTCCCCCTCGGCGAGTAGCACTACGCGGGTGGTGTAGTCCTCCACGTCGCGGCTGACGCCGAAGGCTCCCGGCACCGACTCGACGCCGGACGTGTCCTTGCCCGCGGTCTTGCGGGAGATCACGCACCGCGGGTCGGTGACGTAGAGGTCGCTCTCGAAGCCGGCGTCGAGGGTGCCGTCACCGTTGACCCTCCAGCCGACCTTCTGCCCTGAGGATGCGGTGAACGTGTCGCACACGTAGCTGGCCGCCTTGCGGGGCGTCTCGTACTGATGGCGGCCCGAGTAGGTGCCGGGGACGTTGTGGAGCGTGCCTTCTGTGACGGCTCCGGAGGCGGGCAGCAGGGCGCGGATGGCGTTGGCGAAGGTGGCGCTGTTGATCGTGACGGGGGTCTCGTAGACGTCGCCCTTGTCTTCGTCGTCGCCGAGCCAGAAGTTCATGCCGACGCCGCCGAGCTCGTAGCCCTGCTCGATCTGCTTGGTGCGCCGGTCATCGCCCGAGTTGTCGCGCTTACGGACGACACCGACGTAGCGGGCCGCATCGAGGAGGTTGTCGCCGTACTGGGCGGGGTCGAGCCGGCCGGGGATGAAGGCGACGTGCCCGAAGAAGTCGATCGCGTCCCAGAGGTCGGGCGGGGTCGTCGAGGTGAGCGTGATGTCCCAGGAGCCGAGGGCGCCAAGTACCTGGTTGACGGTCACAGGTCACCGCCTCACGCAGTAGATCGTCTCGGGCAGGGCGCCGATGTACTGGTTCCGCAGGTCCGTCACTGCGTCACCGGATGGGGTGGCGGCACGCAGCCGGATGTCGTCGCCGTACAGCAGCACCCCAGCGCCCGGGGTGCCATTCATCGTGAACAGCACCGCAGCGAACGCGGCGCTGGCTGGGGCGGTGAAGTTCGCGTCGTAGGGCACCCACGTTCCGGAGGCGGGTGTGCTGGAGTTCGACGACGTGGACAGGTAGGCGCCTGAGCCGTCGTACCAGTTGATGTTCACCGCTGCGCCGGCTGCGAGGGTGGTGGGCGCGTACAGCCAGCCCGATGCCCGGTAGCTCTGGCCGGTGGTGACGGCCGTGTTCGGTGTTGATTGGGCGCGTGGTGCCGACCCTGCTGTGGCGGTGAGCAGCCCGGACCAGCCGCCGTATTTGGCCTGTGCGTTGGAGCGGGTGAGGGTGGCGTTTGTGGCGGTCCAGCCCGAGGTGTCGGTGGCGAACGTGGGGTTCGAGTTCAGCGTGGGCTGGGAGGCGACGGCCCCAATCCAGAAGTCCAGGCTGGTCGTGGCCGCCTTCTGGATGCCGCCGTTGCTGTGCGCGGTGAACGTCCGGGCTGAGCCGATGGCGAAGCGGCTTCCGTCGGCGTCGTCGTCGGTGGCGGTGATGTAGCCGGACGCGGCGAACGACGTGTTCGTCTCCGCGGCCGACCGGTAGACGGCGAGGGTGTTCGAGGTGGTGGTCTGCAGGTAGCCCTCTACGGTGCGGGACCCGCGCCGCAGCGTGAGGTCGAGGGTGGCCCGCCCGGGATTCAATCCCTTGGTGAGCCGCAGGATGACGTGCTCGGGGTCGTTGCGGAGCAGCGTGGCCCCGTCCCACGACGTGATCGAGGAGGCGCTGCCGGAAGCGCTGACGTTCCACAGCTTGGAGCGCCATCCCCCGTCGGTGTAGGCCTGCACGTCGAGCGTGCCGGACGCGCCGGGGGTGACGTTGACGAGACCGTTCGTCAGCGCCCAGCCCGTGGCCGCCAGGGACTGGTCGACGCCGCACAGTTCCGTGCCGCTCGATGTGAGCCGCACCCGCCCGTTCATGTAGGAGGCGGGCGCACACCCCCAGCGTGGCGACACCCCGGCGGGGATGCCGCGGTACACGGTGATGGCGCCGTCGGCTCCGGTGCGGGTCATGACGGTCGCGTTGGTGGTGCCGGTCTGGTAGCCGTAGTGGCCGATTGGCGGGGCGTGCCAGCGCTCCCCCGTCAGGGAGAAGTCGTTGACCCGTGCGACACCCGTGAGCCTGCTTTGCAGGTCGACCTCGGCGTCGGAGCCGAGCCTCGTCAGGCCCAGCTTCCAGTCCGAGATGACGACGTCGGTGCGCCACTCCGTGTAGTCCGCCGACACGGAGTCGACGTTGACGTAAGCGTTCCGCTCCGGCTTGTCGGTGAACGTAAGCGGCATCACCGTGCCGGACTCCAGGGCGGTGATGTTGTCGTGCCGCCACACCAGCTCGCTGCGCGTCAGCGGCGGAGAGGACTCCTGCCCCTCCAGATCAAGCGTGCGCTGCGTGCTGACCGACTCGCTCTCCTTGAACGTTTCCCGCAGTAGCAGACGGCCGATCTTCAGGTCTCCCCAGTCTCCCTGTGGCATCAGCGGCGCCTGCCCTTCTGGTAGTCGAGGAGCGCGTCGTTGATGTCCTTCGCCATGGCCACTGCGAAAGCCTTCCGCTCGGCCGGTGCCGGAAGCGTCATCGTGTTGAACGTCGCCGTCAGGTTCACGGAGGGCGCTGCACCGGCCGCCGTAGCTGCAGGCACTGCGGCTCGGAGCATGGTCGGCTTGGTGCGCAGCCCGGCGGTGCTGCCCGTGAGGAGCGTGTTGCCCTGGGCCATGCGCTTGACCCAGCCGGCCTCGACACCCTGGAACGCGAAGTCGCCGATCGGCTCCATCACCTTGGCCGGCGACTTGATGCCGAGGGCCTTCTTGATGGACTTTTCCATCGCCTTCGCGATGGTCATCATGGCCGCTTCGATGGCGGACTGCTGCGCCGTCAGGCCTTTCACCAGGCCCTCGGCGGCCTTGATGCCAGCCCCGTACATGGCGTCGGCGGTGACCGTGCCCGCTTTGTTCGCGGACGCTTCAAGCTGCTTCTGGAGGGCGTTGATCTCGGCGATCTGCTCAGGGGTGGCGTTCAGCAGCGACTGGGCCGTGGCCATGCCGCCGCCGGTGACGCCCGCCTGTGCGATGTTGCTGATCGCGGTCGCGTTCAGGCCCTTCGCCTTGAGTTGCTCCAGTTGTTTGGCGAACTCGGTGGTGCGCCCGGTGTCGGACCGCAGCTGGTTAATGAGGGTGTCGGCCGACGTCCCGTACTTGCCGAGCTTGGTGATGTTGCCGAAGCCGACGAGAGACGAGGCCACGCTGGTCTTGAGGTTGTCGAACTTGCCCTTCAGATCTTCGAGGCTTCCCTTCGCCTTCTCCAGCGAGGCGGTGACCTTGTCGTACTGGTCGTTCAGCGCGAACAGCTTCTTCGCCGACGACGTGATCTGCTTCTGCAGAGCAGCGTTGGTGCCCTTCGAGAAGCCTGCCTTCGACACCTGCGTCTGCAGCTGGTTGAGGAAGTCGACTAGCGCCCCCTCGCTGCGCTCCTTGCCCAGCTTCGAGGAGATCTCCGCGTTCTGCACCCCGGCAATGTGCGACATGTCGGTGAGGGTGGTGTTCGCGGTCAGGTAGCCGCGGGCTTCCTTCTTCCGCTGCAGCTCAGCCTTCTGCTTCTCGGTGAGCTTGCCGCCCTTCGCGAACCCCGGCAGGGAGAGCCGACCATCGTTCACGGCAGCCATGAACGCGTCGCCGTACTTCTCCACAGCCGCAGCCTGGATCACCCACTCGCCGTCAGACAGCATCGCTGGGATGGAGTCAGACGTGCTGGTGCCAGCCCCGGCCACCCGCCCACCCGGCGTGCCGCCTGCGGCAAGGCGGATAGGGCCGCCGCTGGCACGCTTGTATCCGCCCACAACCTCGTGGACGCTTCTCTTCGTGGTGGTGACGATGTTGTTGACGTAGGTCGTCGCAGACCTGCCATTGAGGCTGCTCAGCGCCTTCGACACCGCGCCGATCGACCCGATGGCCTGACCGTTTGCTGTGTAGACCTGTGTGCGCCCGTCGGGCAGTTGGCGGGTCTTCAGGCCCACAGCTTCAAGGGCCTTGATCGCGGCGGCGTTGAGTGTGGACACCGTCACCGTCTTCGCGCCCGGTGTCTTGCGGATCTCGGCCTGCACCGCCTGGAGCCCGGTGATGGCCTCCTGGCGCTCCAGCTTCACCACGGTCTTGATCTCGCCGGGGGCGCCAAGGAGCGTGTTGACGTACTCGCGGGCCTTGTCCTTGCTGCCGAGCGTGGCCGTGGCGAGCTGCATCATCTTGGCGCGCAGCTGATCCGACTTGCTGGTCATCGAGCCCAGAGATTCGCCGGCCGCCAGGCCCGCGGCGATCATCTCGTCGTGCGCCTTGGCCGCCGCGGACATGGCCTGGCCGTTCTTGCGGCCCGCCTCGGTGCTGATGTCGAGGCTGTTGCCGTTCTCCTTGAAGGCGGCGCTCAGGTCATCGATGGCCTGCTCGAATGCGATCTGCGAGTCGTAGGCCGACCGGTTGACGTCGTTCAGGGCGAGGATGCTCGCCCGCAAGCCGTCTGCGCTGGCCTTCTGGGCGTCGAGCTTCGCCTTCGTCGCCATAGCCTGTTGCCCGAACAAGCCCATGCCCTGGGCGGCCAGCTGCTGCTCAGCCTTCAAGTCCGCAACCGCGGCCTTGTAGTTGTCGAACGTCTCGTTGATCTTCGCGTCGGACCAGCCGTCCGCGCGCAGCGCGTTACGGATGACCTCGAAGTCCTGCGCCGCTTGCTTGCCGTAACCGCTAGAGGCGAGACGGGCAAGGGCCTCGTCGAGGGAGCCGAACTTCTCCTCAAGGGCTTTGGCCGACTCGCCGCCCTTCTGGAAGTCGTCGATCATGCCCCAGAACCAGTCACCCACTGGGTTGGTGCGGTTCTTGAAGTTGAACAGCTCCGTCTGGCTCATCTGCGACTGCTGATGAGCGACTTCCTGCTGCGCCGCGCTCAGCTTCTTGAAGTCTTCCGCCAAGCCCTCAAGGCTCCCGAAGGAGGCGCGCAGCTCACCCGCGAACTTGCCGGTGGTGGCCAGCGTTTTCAGGCTGGTCGTCAGTCGGTCCACGTCCGGCGGAGCGCCCCGTGCCGTGTCCGCCAGCTTGTCGATAGCGATCGCCCCGATCGCCAGGACCCCCAGGCCGAGGCTGGCCTTCTGCACTGCCGTCATGCTCGCGGCCGTGGCCCGCAAAGTCGTGCTGACGCCAGCGGCGCGCATCACCGCAAAATACGCCGCGAGGCGGGCCACAGCACCCGAGGATGCTGCGGCCGACAGCAAGCCCACACCGACACTGACCAGCTTCAGCGCGGCGTACAGCTGCAGCATGGTCGACAGGACACTCGTCGGGATCGCGTTGACCAGCTTGGCGAACACGTTGACGACCCCGAGGACGCTGACGCCCATGTCGGACGCGGCCACCACGAGGTGAATCGCGGCCCTCGCCAGGTTGCCCAGTGTGTCAGCGACAAGCGGACCGTTCGCTCGGACGTAGTCCATGAATTCGTTCACGTCTGAGCCGACAGCGCCCGAGTCCAGGGCCTGCGAGAACTGGACCATGCCCATTGTGGCCCGGGCCAGCGCCCCGGAGGACCACTCGGCCAACTTGTTCATGAACCGTTCGAAGCCCGCGGTCTGCATTCCGCCGGCCGCAACGTTCTGCAGGTTCTGCAGCTCCGCGGAGACTCCCCGCACAGTCGGCGTCAGATGCGGGAGCATCGCCTGGAACAGGCCAAGCGACTTGGTGACGACGGGCATGGTGTCGCCGGCCAGGGCGTCAGACCATCCCTCGTACTCGTCCTTGAGTACGCCGAGCGAGGCCGCGGCCTGCTGCGTGGCTGGCGGCATCTGCGCCATCGCGATCTGTGCCTGCCGGGCTGCCTTGGCTGCTTCCTCCGAGCCGCGCCCGTTGTCCCGGACGGCATCCTCATATTTGGAGGTGGCGTCACTGGCCTTGGCCATCTCCGTGACCTGCTGGCCGATGGCCACAGCGAAGGCGGTGATCCCGGCGCCGGCCGCTGCTGTCCCTGCGATGATCGGCACGGTGGCTGCGGCGATGGGGATGAGCGCGGTGGACAGGCCGATAGCGGCCAGCATCAGCTTCTGCATGCCCCCGGAGGCGTCGCCGCTGGAGGATCCGAGGCCACCGACGCGGGGCCGTAGGGCGCCGAGGCTGCCGCCGACACGGCGCAGAGATCCGTCGAGGTCGTCCATGTCGCCGCGGAGTGTCCGGGTGCGGTCGGACAGGGTGTTGAAGCGGCCGTCGGCAGTGTCCGCGCGGGTGGTGATGCTGCGCAGGGCGGTCGCCGCCCGCGATGTGGTGTCGCGAAGGTCGGCCATGGCTGCGGCGGTGGCAGCTGCCCGCCCCCGCAGGGTACGCAGCGCCCGGGAAGCATCCTGGGCCTGCTGCTCCAGTTCGTTCAGAGCAGCTGCAGCCGCCGCTGCTCTCACGGTGAGGGTGTTGAGCGACTGCCCTGTGTCGCGGGAGTCGTTACGGAGATCGCGCATGGCTTGCGCAGACGCGGCGATCTGTGTGGCGTCCCCGGAGAAGTTGACCTCAAGGCGTACTGGGCTTTGGGCCTTGAGGTCTGCGATGGCAGCTTTGACGCCTGCGACACCGGCTGTGGTCTCGTCGGCGAGTTCGGCCTTGACCCGAATATCCCCGGCGACCGCCCGGAGGCCGGCCAGGGCGCGCTCGGCGTCTTCTGCCCGCTCTCCCATGCGCCCGAGGTTCTGCCCGGCGGTGACGGCCCGCTTGCCAAGGTCTTTCAGTGCGGTGGCAGCGGCCTGGGCGGAGGGGTTGACGCCGGACAGGGACCGAACCAGGTCTTCGATCTTGTCTTTGGCGTCTCGCGTGTTGGCGTCGACCTGCACGTGACCGGACGCGACGAGGAAGGACACTCCGCTTACACCTCCACGCGTTCGATCAGGCCGGGGACGAGCAAGTTCATGGCGTCGACGGACGTCTCGTCGGAGGCGTCAGCGTCGCGGGCGGGGGGTGCGGGTTGGGTTTCCTCTTCGGCGGCCATGCGGGCTGCCAGCACGCTCTGGTAGGCGGGCAGCCTGGTGGCGAGGGACAGGAAGCGTTTGGCGCCGACCACGGTGGTCTCGAGGTCGATGTGGTAGATGGCGAGGAAGTCGGCGTCGAGGTCGTCTTGGTGGTCGACGATCCAGGCGTGGTCGGCTAGTCGCTGGGCGAAGCGGGTGAAGCTTTTCCCTCTTCGTCCTCGCTGCCCGGGTTGACGTGGTTGAAGAACAGGTCGTTGACGCGCTTGGTGATGTCGTCGAACTGCTCTTGGGTGATCGCCCGCTGCTCGTACAGCTTGTTCAGCTGCTTGTACTGCCCCTCGCCGAGGAGGAGTTCGGTGAGGTACATCGCGCCGAAGACGGCGCCTTCGGTGCGCACGGAGTTCATGGCCAGGTAGACGAGGCGCTCGTCGATGACCTTGGGGACGGTGAACTCTTCGTCGTCGATGACGAACAGCGTCCTGCGGGCCTCCTCGACAGGCTTGTTCGTGGAGGTGGTGATGCGCAGCACGCCGTCGTCTTCGGCGGGCACCGGAGCGGTGCGGGTCTTGGGCGCTCGGGTGGTCACAGTCGGCTCCTAGCTTGTGGCGTCAATGAGCTTGAACGGGGCGATGGAGGCGGACACGTAGAAGCCCTGCCACTTGACGGTGAAGAGGGTCTGTCCGTCCTTCTTGTAGGTGGACTCGACCTTGTCGTTGGACAGGCACTTGCGGATGATGAAGCGGCGCCGCACCTGGTTGGGGGCGTAGCCGTCGAGGATGACGGCCCGGTACGTGGGCTGCGTCGCCGAGCTGGCGTAGATCGGCTCGAAGCTCTTGTAGCCCGCCCCGGACGCGGCGGTGCCGTCGTTGAGGAGGAACTTGAGGTTCTCCAGCGTCGGCTCGGCCAAGTTGGTCTCGATGGTGAACATGCGCTTCGTCAGACGGGCCCCGGGCTCGTCGACGATCTGGTCGACCTCGAGCGGCGTGTACGTCTGGTCGATCGACAGCTTGACGCCGTCCTGCGTGCCGCCGAGATCCGTCCACGACGAGGCCGCCGGGGTCGTGTTGACCGTTGTGTCGGTCGGCTCGACGGCGCCGAAGCTGGCGATGTACAGGTCCGCCGGACCCATGATCAGGTTGGTGGTGGTGACCGCCATGGCCTACTCCTTGCTCTTCGCGGTGGCGGGGGACTTGGCCGGTGCGGCGGCAGGAGCAACGGCAGGCGAGGGCTTGTTGCCCTCCGCTTCCTCGACGAGGAGGCTCTGCCGCTTCAGGTCGACGTACTCGGTGTCGGACACCTCGAGGTCGACGTCGGGCTGCATGGTCGTGCGGACGGTCGGCATGGCGCTCCTAGAGGGTGATCCAGTGCAGGGCGAGGTCGGCGGTGAAGCGTGCGTAGGAGGCGTCGTCGCTGGGAATCCGTCGCGGCTCGGTCACCAGATGCGCGGTCATCACCCGGGCCTGGGGGTAACCCGCGGGCAGAGAGAGGGTGCGCTGCATGCGGTCCGTGTCGTAGGTCGCCGCGACGATCAGCTCCATCAAGCTGGCCGCCTTACCCCACGGAGGCTTGCCGGAGCTCGGGTTGACGGCCCATGCGTCCACCTGGACGACCGGCTCCCGCAGCGCGTAGTAGAGCTGTGGTGTCCCGCCGACGACCATCGGCACCTGCACGAACCCGTTCGTCTCCCAGGCGGTGGTGTCACTGGGCAGTGTGGTGGCGACCTGGCCGGCCTCCATTCCGGTGGCGCCTTGCAGCCAAGCGACGGCGACCAGTTCCGAGTTTGCGCGGGGGGTCGGGGCCATCAGAGCGCCTCCCGCCTTCGGAACAGGGCGGGACGGAGGAACGGCTGCACTGGGGTGCCGGGATGGTTGACGCGAGCGACGGGGTGGCGGGCCCCTGGCCAGTAGAGGGCCTTCTTGTTGACGGGGGTGATGACGTGGGGGGCGGAGCCGAACTCGACGGTCATCCAGTACTCGACGTTGCGCACCCCGACCCGCAGGGAGAGGTCGTTGACCTCGTGGTAGATGCGGGACTGCATCAGCCCGGTGTCGACGGCCGCGAAACGTTTGGCGTCGTTCTCGATGTCAGGGCCCAGCCGGTGGAGGAAGCGGGAGGTGGCACGGTCGACTTCGTCCGGCCAACTGCTGTTGACGGTGAGCGTGAACGCAGCACTCATTGCTCCTGCACCTCCTCTACGGCTGGTGGGTCTGGCTGCCCTGTCGGCTGGCCGTTTACGGGCCGTGGGTGCCGGCGGGGCGATCGGTATGTCGGAGCCGCTGTTAGGCGGCTCGTCCTGTGCGTTTCAGGTCGGCGCGCAGGGGCTGCGTGAGGACCGGATTGGCGTTGCGGGTGACGGAGACGACGATGTAGATCTCGCTGGTCTGCTCGTCCTTGATCCGCCGGGTTTCGTCGACCGCCGTGCCGGGCGGCAAACGGCAGATGTGGGTGCGGATGATGCGCGGCGTGCCGGTAGCGGGCTCCATCGCGGTGCGTGTCGACTCGATCAGCGACGCCGGCACCCCGGAGGCCAGCACCGTGGTGCCGTCCGTTTCGTCACCGAACTCGTCGGTGCTGGTGCCTCCGAGGATGCTGACGGTGGTGGTGGCCAGGTTCACGCTTCATCACCCACCGGCGTCCACATGAACTGCTCGTCGCTGGCGTCGGACAGCGGGTCGGCGTAGCCGCCCGGCCCGTCGACGAACGGCGACCGCACGTGAACGGTGCGGGACCGCATCCAGGAGCAGCGCTGCAAGGCCTGCTTAGCCTCCGGCCCCAGCAGCATCGCCTTATCGGTGAGGCTGGCGACGACCCCGTCCTGCTGTACCTGGTTGGCGTCCAGGCGGGTGTGCAGGTCGTATTGGCCCTTCAGCCACGCCGCCTGGTAGGCGACGGCCTTGCGCAGCCAGTACAGGTCACGGGTGCGGATGCGCGCGGTGTCGTCGAAGATCCGGTTGGAGAGCATCTCGATCGACGACTGGGCCTGCAACAGTTGGCCATCGGTCACCGTGGTGCCGGTGATGTCGATGACTTGCTGCGGGGTGGCCCAGGCGTCGACCATGTCAGCCCTCGCTCTTGCTGCTGCTGGTGTCCTTGCCGTCGGCCTCGATGACGTCGCGCGGGGTCGTGGTGTCCTCTGGCTGGTCATCGACCGAGGACGGGACCGTCTCCACCGAGTAGGTGAGGACGAGCGAGACGCCGTCGGCGTGCTCCTCCTGGCCGTCGAAGGAGACGTCGCCGCGCGGGTGGAGGCCGCGCTGGATCGCCTCGTTCACGACACCGGCACGGTTCGCCTCGTGCTGGTAGTCCTCGCCCGTCCACCGCGCGGCGGGGACGACGAACTCCTTGACGTGGCGGGTGCCCTCAGCGCCGTCGGCGGAGCGTTCGTCGACCTCGACCTCGGGTGCGCCGGCCTTCGCGGGGAACTGCCGCTGCCGGAGCTGCTCGCGGTCCTCGCCCTTCGGGGCCTGCGCCTCGGTGCTGGTCTTGCTGCTGTTGGTCTTCCTGGTTGCCACGGCTCACCTCCCTTCTGTGGGCCGTACCGCCCGGAGCCGGCGGGCGGTACGGCGTTTGGGGGTGATCAGCCGACGAGGATCGACGCGCCGTTGGGGTGGCCGTAGGCCCAGCCGCGGCGGGCGCGCATCTTGAGGATCGACTCGTCGGTGAGGGCGGACAGTCCGTCGCGGCCGTCGATGAACACACTTTCGGGGCCGGAGCGGACGCCGAGGAGCATGAGCTCGGGGTTGACGAACGCCATGATCGGCCGTCCGGTCGGGGTGGGCGTGGCGGTGGCGGAGATCTTCGCGCCGAGGCTCCAGCGGACCGGGACACCGAAGATCGTGTCGGGGGTTCCGGCGCCGTTCTCGTTGAAGATCGGGCGGGACTGGCCGTCGACGACACCGCGCAGGCTCTTGCGGAACGCCGGGTGGGCGATGGCCATCATGCTGCCGGGGTCGAAGTAGTCGCCGGACTCGACGGAGGCGATCGCGGTGGAGAACTCCGTGTAGGTCGGCAGCCCGGCGGACGCGGCGGTGGTGATGTTGGCGCCGCCGGTGTAGCTGAGGGTGGCGTCCGTGGTGGAGAGCAGCTGGTACAGCGACGTGAACGGCACGGTGGTGCCGTTGGCCGCGGCCGACACCGCGAGGCTCGCGTTGTCGATCATCTTGGCGTAGGACTTGCCCCAGCCGACCATCTTCGCCTCGATGACGTTCGCCACCGAGTCGTTGATGTCCTCCTCGGCGATGCGCGCGGCCTTACCGAACTTGACCGCGGTCAGCAGCACCTCGTCGTTGAGGCTGGTGTCCTCGCCGTAGGCGCCGCCCTTGGCGACCACGTCGACACCCATGCCTGCGGTGCGCGGCACGTGCTTGGTGTCGGAGCCCATGGGGATGCGGGCGGCGAGCGCCTCAACGGCGGAGATCTGGTTGATGGACTGGATGACCCGGGACGACTCGTACTCTTCCGGGATCCACGCCTCGAGCGTGTTGCGCGCCATGCTGGCCCTCCTGCGGGCGGCGTGATGGGGGTAAGCGGTTGAGGCTCGGGCCCCATCACGGGCGCCTTCGCAAGCAAGGGCGGCGGCTCGCTCCGATCACCGGAACAATTCACCTGGTGCTGAATATACCTCTTGTGGTCAAGTCCTGCCCAGCAGTCGCGCCGCGTGCAGCTCCGCCGTCGACTTGGGCTTCTCCGGGGCCGGCTGGCGAGGCGCCCCCGTCGGCCGCACCTTCGCCTTCCGCGCCTGCGCGTCGAAAAGCTCCGGGTAATCGGCTCGCAGGCTCTCGACCTGCTCATCCAACCCCAGCACCTCGCCGTCGTCCTCAATGCTCAGGTCGCTCACGTCGATCAGCTTGAGCAGCCGTGTCAGCCGGGCCTCGGACTTCTCCTTGTCACCCTCGACGGCGGCCGTCGCCCCGGCCTGAATAAGCGCGGCGCGGGCGGCCTTCTTCACCACGATCGGCTTGTAGCGCGCCTCGGCCTTCTCCGCTGCCTCGCGGATAGCCTTCTCGGTTTCGGTCTCCTGGTCGCGGTGCTTGTCGCGCAGCTCGTTGAGTTGCCGCTGCACGTCGAGCTTCTCCTGCTTCCGCTTGGCGAGAGTGCGGCGAACCCGCTCCCACTCCTCTCGCGACGGGGGCACGTACTCCTCGTCCGACTCGGGGTCTTCCTTCTTCCCTGCGGGAGGCTTGGGCTTCGGCTTGTCGTCCTCCTCCGGCTCGGGCTCGTCGGTGGCCTCCGGCTCCTCGTCGGGCACCTCAGTGTCCGGCTCGTCGTCGGTCTCGGCGCCTCCGGCTATGACGTGGATGGGCCTGCCGTCGGCGCGGTATCCGAGGATCGTGCCGGGCGGCAAGCTGATCGCGGCGGTGGCCTCGGTCGAGTCAAGCTCAAGGTCGTTCATGGTGCTCCCATCACGGGGTTGCGGGTTGCCCATCACGGGCCGGTCGGGACGGTGCGGTCCTGGAAGCGGCCGGCGGCCACGGCGAGGCGGGCGCGTTCCTCCACGCTCTTCGGTAGGTTGGCGCCGACGCGCAGGAGTTCGCGGGCGGCCCGTATGCGGGCTGCGCCGGATTCGGTGGGTAGGGACCAGCCGCGGGCGATCGAGCGGCGCGCCTCACGGCGCAGCGCCTCCGGCATCGAGATGGCGCCCGGCTGCGCCCAAGACTCGTCCCACGCCGTCACACGGCACCGGCAGTTCGGATGCAGCGGCGGCGCGTCGAGGGCTTCGCCGCGGCCACGCTGCTTGGGATCCCACGACAGGCCGGCCGGGAACGTGGCGTCGGCGGCAACGACGAGTCCGGCGTAGGCGGCGCAGTTGACGCAGGCGTCCCGCTCGGCGATCCACACCTTCTTGGCGCCGGTGTAGTCGATGGCGGCCTGGGTGGCTTCGTTGACGGCCTCGCCGACGACGGTGGTGATGTGGGTGCGGACAGCGGTGGTGGCGTTGCGTGCGACGCCGATACCGGCCTGGGCGTCGGCCCAGCGGCGGACGCGGTTAGGGCGGAGCATGGCGAGGGCCCGGTCGCGGTGGTCGGCCACCGCGTCGCTGATGGCGGATACGCGTTCACGCAGGCGACGAGAGGGGCGTGTCGATACGGGTCGCCGGTTTCTGCCGGTGGCTTCGTCGAGGAAGGCGGCGTGCTGGCTGGCGCCGAGCCGAACGGCTTCGAGGAGTGCGTCGCTGAGGGCCTGCTCGGCGCGGGGTGCGAGCGGGTGGAGGAGGCGGCGGATCGCCGCCCGGATCGCGCCGAGGATGCGGCGGAGCGCGCTGGGGCTGGAGGCCTCCGCCTGGACGTCGCCGAATGCGGCGACCCAGGCGGTGATGGACCGCTGGGCGAGGACGTCGAAGCGGGCGTCGAGGCGGCCCAGGGCTCGTGCGGCGATGCGGTCCTCGATGGCGCGCACTTCGTCGGTCTGCTCGCCTTGGATGAGGCGGGCGAGTTCCTCGCCGTGATCGGGGCGGCGGGCCATCATTCTTTGGCCTGCGCTTCGGCGAGGAGCTCCATGTCGGACAGGGCCCCATTGAGGAGCTGCTGGGCCTGCTCGCTGGTGACCACACCCAGGGCGGTGGCGGCACCCAGCTTCTGGGCAGAGTCGGCGAGACTGGCGAGGATGGCGGTGCGACGCTGCAGCTCCGCGTCGTCCACACCGGCCAGCCAGGCGTCGACCTGCTCGGCTCGGTATCCGGCCTCCATGAGGGCATGCCTGCGCGGCACCCCGGCGTCGATCTTCGCCTTGACGGTCTGCCAGCCCTGCGCGTCCGTCACGCTCTTGGCGGGCACCCAGTCCACGTTGACGACCGGGTCGACCACGCCGAAGCGGCGCAGGGCGAACACGAACGCTTCATGGAGGCTGGCGCCGTAGGAGGTTTGCCGGTTCTCGACCTTGCTGATGAACGGCCCGTCTTCCTCACGGTACGACTCGCCGCTCCGCTGGTTGGACTGCGGGTCGAACATGCGCAGCGGCGTGTCCGTGATCTGCGCCATCGCCCGCACGTTGAACTGGATCGGGTCCAAGAACACGTCGGGCTTCGCCGCATCGAACTGGCCCACGCCCTTGAACCCGCGCAGCAGCCACAGTTCGCCAGGCCCGGCCTTGAGGCTGCTGTCGTCGCCCGAGTCGGTGGGGCCAGCGCCCGCATCGTCAGCGGGGAAGTCGTCGAAGTCGCCGGGCTCAAGGTCGGAGGTGTCGGTGGTGGCGTTCTCGGTGAGCGCGTACCGCTGGGGTGCGCCCTGGTAGTCGACGGTACCCATGTGGGTGGCCTGCAGTTTGGTGATGGCGTTCTGCGGGCCGTAGGCGCCGTAGTGCTCGGGCACGCCGTAGGGGCGGTCGGTCCGGAAGTGGAAGACGGGCTGCTCGCCCCAGTCGTGTTCCTGAAGCCACGACTCGGGGTCGCCGTCCTCCGCCGGCCAGCGCACCCAGTCGCCGGGCTTGGTGCCGTCGGAGTTCTTGGCGGTGGTCCAGCGTTCGATGCGGTCGTCGTAGAGGAGTTCGGCGCGGTGACGGCCGCCCTCACACCACTTCTTGATCGTGTACGCCTTGCGACGCGGGTTGTCCTCGCTGTAGATCACGCGCACGGTCTGCGGCGAGTTGTAGAACATGTCGACGCGCACGACCGTGCCGCCCTCGTCTTCGACGGGCAGGACGAAGAGGTAGGCGTCCCCGTACTCGCCGGCCCTGCGCATGAGGTCTGGCATCTCGAGGTTGAGCTGGTTGTCTTGCCAGATCTTCGAGATGAGCGTGTTGACGGCGTCGTCGGGGCTGGTGACCGATGCGATCTTGAGCCGGTTGGTGACGGCGTCGACGGGGGTGCGGGCGAAGTTGAGGTCGAAGTCGATGTCGTTCGCGGCGAGGGCGCGGCGGATGCGGGTCGAGCTGAAGACCTCGGGGACTTTGCCGTCGTAGTAGGCCTCGGCCCGGTCGTAGTCGGGGCGGGCGGCCTTTAGCTCTTCGATGCCGTACATGAGGTCGTCGAGCGACTCGTCATCCAATGCGGCCCTCCCTCGTCAAGGCAAGCATACGCAGTCACCTTGGAATCAAAGGTAACTTGCCTTTGTCGCCTTCGATACCTCACGGGTCTTGTTGGGGATGAATCGCCGGATCGCCGAACCGACGCAGTCGACGAGGTCGTCATGCGGCGCCTTCGGGAAGGCGCACATCTGCTGCTCCAACTCGACCAGCCGACGAGCATGGATCACCCGCCCACGCTGGTAGTGGTTCAACACCCCCTCAGCGCGCGTGAACTTGTTCTCCGTCTGCTGCACCGTCTTCACCCTGACCGGCATGCCATGCAGGATCGCCTGCCAGGTGTCGCCGCCCTGGTTGACCTCGATCAGGATGAGACCGATTTCCGGGAACTCATCGAGCATCGCCAGCACCCGGTCGCGCAACAGAGGGCCAGGCTGGACCTTGAGGGCGACGGCCGCGTGCACGGTGCAGCGGCGATGCTGCGCCGACCACGACACCACCGCCATCGCCGTGAAGTCGGAGCCCTTCTTCGCCGTGACCGCAGGGTCGATCGACAGCATCATGTGCGTCACCGGGTCCACGCCCTCCTCGCCCGGGTAGCGGAAGTCGTCCGGCGTCCACAGGTCCCCGTCGGCGCCCATCGGATCGTTGGCGTAGTTCTTCGCGAACGACCGGGTGTGCTCGATCGACTTGAGATAGGACAGCGGCCACTTCGCCGGCCACACGCTGCGCTCCGTGCCATCGTCGCGCTTGATGATCGGCGGCGTGTAGTGGGCGGTGACACCTTCCTCCCGCACCCAGTCGGCGGTTTCGACGCCGCGGCCGTGCTTGACGAGCTGGTGGATGATGCTGCCCGGCATGGTGACGGTGCCGGAGATCACCACCCTGGCGTAGACGTTCAGCGGCAGGATCGCGTCGACGAGGGTTTTGCGGCGCTTCTCCGCCTGGTCCGCCGAGTAGCTGCTCTCGTCCGGCTCGATGTCGTCACAGAGCAGGAGGTCAGGCCGCCGCTCCCCGACCTTCATGCCGAGATTGGAGGAGTCGATGCCGCGGGCTGCGAACACGAACCCGGACTCGGCGATGTACATCGACTGCGTGTCCGCCACATTGGCGCCCGATGGCCGCTTGGCCGGCGTGCACAGGGTGCGGAAGTCCCGGCGCAGCAGCTCGTTGCGGTCGATCTCCGCCTTGAACGTGGATAGATGCGTCTCCGCCTGGGTGGCTGACGACGCGAACGCCGCGGCGAACTTGACGTGCCCGTGCGCAGCAGCCCACATCGGCAGGATCAGGAACCACCACGTGGACTTGCCCATGTTGCGGGGGGCGATGTAGGCGTCGCGGTCCACGGCTGGCCGGGTGGGCGGGCGTACCCATTTGCGTGCGGCGCGGCACCAGTCGAGGTGGGCGTCGCCGAAGGTGATGTGGCCTTCGCTGTCGCGGAGATGGTGCCGCAGGTAGGTGAGGCCGAACAGGAGCGGGTCGAGGCGGGTGAGGGTGCGGCGGCCGTCAGGGTCGGCGAGAAGCCGGCCGTCGAACTGGGCGAGGTACTCCGCCAGGTCGAACGTCTCGGCGTCCAGCCCGTCAAGGTAGCCGGGCGCGCGGACCGCGGTCGCCATCAGCCCTCAGCGCCGCCGTCGACGATCTGCTGCTCCTCCAGCTGCACCTTCACCTTGGCGTCGCGGATCATCTCCTGCAGTTCGATGTCCTGCTGGGTGGTCTCGGTGACGGTGGCGTCGACCTTGACGGGCATGTCGAGGCCGAGGAGGCGGCGGATGGATTCGCTGGTCCTGCGGCGGGATTCTTCGATGCGGTTGAGCCGGTCGACGGCTTGGAGGATGAAGGTGTCGTCTTCGACGGGCTCCTCTTCCAGGGTCTCCGGGTTGACGACCTTGATGACGCGCCCGTTGTTGACGGTGATGTGTTTGCGGCCCATTACTCGCTGGACGGATTCCTCCATGTTGTGGAGGCGTTCGAGGGTGGCTTCGAGGCGGGCGAGTTCGAGGGTGCGGTATTCGTCGACTTTAGGGTCGACGCGGCGGCCGGTCTCTTCACGGATGAGGTCGCGGACGGTGGACGCGGGGACGCGCACGCCGCCGGTGGGCCCGTCGGGGTGCTGGGTGATCTGGTCGATGCTGTAGTTGGAGAGGCCCTGCGCTTTGAGGTCGAAGATGATTTCGGCGAGTTGGGCGCGCTCGGCGGGGTTGCGCCGGTTGTACGGGACAGGGCCACCAGCCATACCTCACCCTCCCCGGCGCCATCAGATCCTTATCGTCACACCATTCTCACCTTCGAATCGTAGGACATTGGCGCCCAATAGTCGCCCACTCCCCTACCGAACCCCCTGTTGCAGGCGCACCATGGAAGGGCGGAAGGGAGTAGACCCGTGGCCAAGTCGCCCAAGATGCCCGCCAAGAAGCGCAAGAGCCTCCCCAAGTCCTCATTCGGCGTGCCCTCCAAGCGGAAGTACCCCCTCGACACGAAGGGGCGAGCCCGCAACGCCCTCGCGCGAGTGAGTCAGTTCGGATCTTCCAGCGAGAAAGCGCAGGTTCGGAAAGCCGTCAAGCGCCGGTACCCGTCGATCGCCACCAAGAAGAAGGGCCGCTGATGGTTTCCGACCGTGGAGGACGCTGGGGGTTCGTCTACCGCAGCAGGCACGCGGCGTACCGTGCGCTGCGACGGAAGGGTGCGAGCAAGGAGAAGGCTGCACGTATCAGCAACGGCGGACGCTTCTTCGGGCAGCGGTCCCGCATGGCGCGCAAAGGCTGGCGCACCCGCCGGGGGCGTGGCAGGTGAGTGGCTGACCGCGTGACGACGGCCCCGCCCGGAACCCGGTGCGGGGCGGCGCCATACGCGCTACGGGATCGGGATGCTCGTGCACGACGGATCCTCCAGACACTCGTCCACTTTCCCCCGGTTCTCTGCGTTCCTCTGCTGCATCGCTTCCACGTACATGTCTGCCTGACCCGATAGGCCTTCGCATTCCGTGGGCTTGTCCTCTATGTCTGGGGCGTCGTTCGGGGTCTCTTTGAAGACGACCAGCCACGCGTCCACGCACGCTTGCCGCTTCTCTGTCGCGCTCAGCTCTGGCGACTTCGTCACGGTCACGGTCGGCTGCGGCTTGCTGTCATCGCCGCCGCTGGAACATCCAGCAAGCACGAGGCTGATGGCAACGAGCAGAGCGGCGGTAGAACGGCGGCGCATGATTCCCCCAGTTGGTTGTGCGTGGGGTGCATCATGCGCGCGACTGGGGTGGGCGTGAAGGTGAAGTGTTCGTTCCGTAACCCGGAATCGCCCGATTCAGTCATGGCGAAGCCCCCGACACTGGGGTCGCCGGGGGCGGTGCTGCGATCAGGCCTGTACCGCTTCGATGGCTCGGCCGCCGTCAGGCCGCCCTGACGCCTGCGGGCTTGCCGTCGCACTGGTCAGCGTGCTCTTGGGCCCATCGGGCCGCCTTGTTGCTGTAGTAGGTGAGGTCTTCGACGTCGGGCACGGTGTAGGCGATGTTGTGGCCGTGGGGGCACTGGGCGGCGACGAGCAGGGCGAGGGTGACGGTGGTGTTGGTGCCCTCATGGTCGGCGGTGCTGGCAGGGATGGGGATCAGCATGGTCAGCCCCTCTTCGGATAGTTGTGGCCGGCGGGCGGGTTGGCGGATTGGTTGGCGTAGAGGGCTTGGCCCACGACTTCTTCGAACTGGTCGACGGGCCGATCGGGGTCCATCGATGCGCCGAGTGCGGCCAGTAGGCCCTGGGCGCGTTCGCGGTCGTCGTTGGCGGTTTCGCGGCGGAGGCTCACGGTGGGCTCCTAGAGGTTGCGGGCGTGGGCGAGATCGGCGGCGCGGCCGAGGTAGAGCAGCGGCAGCCGCGGGTTGCGCTGGGCGTCGTTCCAGCTGGGGATCGTCTCGGCGTCGGTAAAGTCCCGGCGGATGGTCTCCAGGAGCAGGGCGCAGGCGTCGTCTGCCTGGTCGCGGTTGGCGGCTTCGGCGCGGATGTGGCCGATGAGGCAGGCGGCGCCCTGCTCGTCGCGGAGCGCGCCGCTGCACCAGCCGCTGGCCTCCAGTCGGAGGCTCGCCCGGTGGAGAACGGCGGCGAGCGGGGTGCTGTAGGGACAGGGCGCCAGGGTGAGCGGGAGGGCCAGGGGTGCGGTGATCTCGGGGATGGGGTCGGCTGCGGGCAGGTGGGCGGTGTTGATGTCGACGGCGAGGACGGCGAGGGTGCACCGTTCGTCCATGACGGCGAGGGTGAGTGCGAGGCGCGCGTCGAGGTTGAGGTTCGTCTCGACGGCCGGTGCGGCGACGGCGGTAGTCACGGCCGCGCCTTGCCGGTGCCGCGGCACTCGGGGCAGGGTGCGGTGATCCTCTCACCGCCGAAGGCGCTGTAGTTGGCGCCCTTGCCGGAGCAGTGCCAGCACAGGCCCTGCGCGCGGGCTTCCTGCGGGGAGAGGCTGCCGTTCTGGGCCTCCCATTGCTCGTCGGTCATGATGGTGATCTCCTCGTCTGGTCTTGATCGGGCGGGGTGGAACGGGGCGCCCCTGGTCGCTTCCAGGCATTCGAGGGGCGCCCCGGCTCAGCTAGGCGTCGAGGCGCCGCTCGGCTTCGGCTTTGATCTCCTCGAAGGTCCAGCCGGCGGCCTTGGCCTTCTCGGTGCTTTCGTCGGCCGTGATGCAGGCGGGCCCGGTGAACACGTCCTGGCGCATGAGGTCGAGGACGACGACGGCATCGCGGACGGCGGTCTCGAAGAGGCGCTGCTTGTCGGTCATTGATTTCTCCTCCTAGTGGTTGGTGATCAGATGCGGCGGGTGCGGGGGTCGCTGGCGTCGCGGAGCCGCTTGTCGAGTCCGCGGAGTTCGGCCTCGTCGAGGTAGGCGGTGTAGTCGCGGCCGAGGGGGGCGCCGACCTGCGGGCCGGGCTCGCCACTGCGTCGCATGTTGCGGGGCTTGGTGTCGTAGACCGGCCCCCAGTTGCGGCAGAGCTCGGTGGCGGTCATGCCGCCGTCGGTCCGCGGGGTGCCGGTGAGCATGGCCCGCTCGGTGAAGACGTGGACCTCGTACCGTTGTGCGTCCTCGAACCGGGCACCGCGGGTCTCGAGGTCGCGGATCACGTAGTACGGGGTGTTGAGGCGGAGTTCGCGGACGAACTTGCGCTCCTGGTGGGGCTGCCACTCCTTGGCCATGGGTCAGGCTCCGTTTCGGGTTTGTGGTGGTTTGTTCGGGTGGACATGGGATGGTTTGTCCCGGACTGCACCCTGGACAGGGGTGGACAGGGGGTGGACTTCGTCCGGACGGTGTCCGGGTGCCGTCCAGGCTGTCCGGGTGGACAGTCCGGGGCATTTGGGGCACTGTCCAGGCGGCATACTGGTACATACGCCGCACTTCGGGGGTGGTTCAGTTACCTTCGAGGAGGCTGAGCGCGTCGGCGATGTCGGCCTTCTGGTAGCCGTTGACCCGACCGCGGCCCTCGATGTTGACCTTCACTACGCCGCCCGCTCCGGCTGCCCGCAGAGCCTTGCCGAGCTCGTCGCCGTTGATAGCTCCGATGATCTTCGCCATCTCCTCCAGCTGCGCCACGTCGCGACCAAGCGTGTCCATGGCCTTCAGCGCCGCACGGCAGCAGTTGATCTGGAACTTCTGCTCCGGCGTGTGGTTCAGCACATTCCGGCCCGGGACACCGTCCCGCTTCGGCCCGCCGGCCGCCGACGACAAGCCGGTGGCGTTGAGGAGGTGCTTCTCGATCGGGTCCTCCCACTGCCCTGCCAAGCGGCCCGCCTTCTCGCGGATCTTCGCGGCCTTCTCCAGCAGCATCGTGATCTCGCCGCGCTCGTCCTCGTCCAGGTCGAAGGAGCGCGCCTTGTCGGTGACGCCGGCGAAGGGGTTGACCAGCCAGCCCAGGCCCGGGCGGGGCGGGTTGAACTTGGACGCGTCTCGCCCCATGCCGGACGAGCCGGCGCCGAGGATGGCGTTGGACTGCTGGGCGGAGTCGACGCGCATGGCCCACTTGGTGGTGAAGTTGATGGCCAGCTCAGTCGGGAACACGTCGACGCCCGGGTACTGGGTGATGACCGCCATCAGGATCCCGGCGCCGGCCGCGACGGACGCGAGGAGCACGAGCTTCTCCAGGATCTCGTCGCGCATCGGCTTGCCCGGCCTGGTGTAGGTGGCCAGCTCGTCGATGATCAGCAGTTCGATGCCGCCGATCTGCTCGATCACCGGGGCGACCAGCTTGCTCTTGCCGAGCTTGTCGAGGTCCCGCTCGCGCCGGTCCTTGTCGGCGATCAGCGCGTCGAGGAGGGCGACGAGCCGGTGCGGGTCGGGCTTGAAGTAGGTGGAGGCGTTGCCGGTCGCGGCGTAGGGGTTCCACTCGGCGTTGTTCTTGCCCGCGACGACGCGCAGGTTGATGCGCGGGTCGAAGGTGGAGCCGACGGCGAGGTTGGAGGCACCGACGCCCTTGCCGGACCGTGTGCCGCCACCGATGGCGATGTTGGAGATGCTGATCGGCAGGCGGATCGTGTTGCCGCGCTTGGCCCAGGCGACGGGCACGCCGTCCTTGAAGGCGTCGATCTGGCTGGGCGCTTTGAGCAGCGGGGACGGGCGGGCCTCTTCGAAGGGGTCCCTGTCGGTCATCCACAGGCTGGTGCGGAGTTCAGTGCCCGCCTTGGTCACGTCGATCATCATCGAGTCGCGCCCAAGCGCCCCGGCGAACTCCTCGATCTTCTTCACCAGGTTGGCGACCTTCGTGCGCGGCGGCAGGTCGAACACGACTGTGGTGTTGCCCTCCTTGTCGCGCTGCGGCACGGCCAGGATCTGGATCTGCTCGTTGGGCTTGACCTCGCCGATGTTGCGGAGCGCCTGCTCGAGCTCCTCAACCGTGAGCGCGGGCGGCGGCGGGGCGTTGAACTCCCGCACCCCAGGCTGCGGGTCCGCCTTCGCCAGGTCCACCGCCGGGGCGGCCAGCAGCTGCGGTGCCTCCATGATCGGGGCAGGTGCAGGCTGGCCGGCGTCGAAAGGGCGCGACACCAGGTACCAGCCGTAGCCAGCCGCTGTGCCGAGCGCGGCGAGCAGCATGGGCTGGCCGGTCGCGGCCTGCTCAATCGCGGCGCCGACCGCGGGAAGGGAGACGAGGCCGCCACCTGCGAGGATCGCGGCACGCCCGGCCTTCTTGCCGTTGCGAGCTGCGGCGATCTCCCGGTCGGTGGGCGGCAGCACAGGGGCGGCGCGGAGGCCCTCGAGCTTGGCCTCCTCCTGTGCGGCCCGGCCGGCCAGGGCGGCCATCTGGCTGTGTCCGCTGCCGTTCTCGCTGTTCTCGGCCTGCGCCTTCGCTACGTGGAAGCGTCCGCGGGCTTCGGCGGCCCGCCGCTCCTGCTGGGCAATCCGGTCGGCCTGCTTGCGCTGCTTGTTCTCGGTGGCCAGCTGAATGACGTCGACCTCGTCGAGGTCGCCACCGGCGAGCCAGTCGCGGGTGCGGGCCGACATGTTGCCACGCTGCTCGGCGAAGGCGGCCTTGATGCGCTCGCCGCGGGTCGGTTCGGCCGGCTCCTGCGGCTGCTGCTCGGTGTGCTGGGGCTCGATCTCGGTGGCCACTGGCCTGCTTCCTTCCTGGATGAGGGGCGGGGCCCGGGTGCGGGCCCCGCGGGTGAGCGGCTTACAGGCCGCCGAGGACGTTGCCGAGGGAGCTGATGGCGGAGTTGGTGATCTGGTCGCCCATGGCGCCGATGACCGTGCCGGACAGGGCGATCCCGAACAGGCCGACCAGCACGGCGTCGCCGGGCTTGATGTCGCGGTGCTTCACGCGGACGAACACGATGATCCCGAGGACGAGGATCGCGACCACTCCGGCGCCGATCGCGCCGCCGCCCGCCTTGGTCTGGATCTGCTGGGTTCCGGCCGGCACCTGCCCGTTGACGGGGTTCTGCAGCTGGGCGCCCATGCCGGAGTTGTCGGGGGTGAGGCCGTTGGTGATGCCGTCCGTGCCGCCCGGCGGGGTCTCGGCCTTGGCGATGGCGATGACGGTCGCCTCGTGCTCCGGGGCGGTGGCGTTCGCGGTGGCGGCAGCACCTCCGAGGAGGGCAACGGTCGCGGTGGTGGAGACGGCGATGCGGCGAAGGGTGACGTTCATTTTCGGACTCCTGGGTAAGGGTGGGTGGTTACTCGGTGGGGGCGGTTTCCGCCTGGACCGCGTCGCGGAGGCGGATGGCGTACTTGGTGCGGCAGCCGACGGTTTCGCGGACGTTGCGGGCGGAGAGTCGCTCGGCTCCACCGAGGGCCTTGGCGAGGTCGCGGACCTTGGTCAGGTCGGCCTCTTCGAGGGGCCGTTCAGTGTCCGGGTCTACGGGGTGCCGAGGGGGCTGCTTCCCTTTACCCCCAAGGGCTGTACGCGTCTCGGAGGGCTTGGCGGAGCGGGCCCGTGACCCTCCCCCCGCAGGCCCGTCGGAGCCGTCCCCTGCGGGCGTTCCGGTGGGTCCGTCGTCGCCCTTGCCGGTACCGAAGATGTCGGCGAGCCACAGGTCGACGGCAACGCTTTCGGGGGTGCGCTCGTAGTCGCGCATAACCGCTTCGATGGCCTCACGCGCGGCCTCCTTGGAGGCGAGGGATTCGGCCGTGACGGACAGCGGCAGACCGTGCATCGTGTCCCACGCCTGCACCCACGCCGCGGCCCGGTCGATGCCGCCCGTCGGATGCGCGGCCATGATCCGGCGGAACTCGGCGAACTCGTCCTTGAAGAGGTCCTTGCGAATCGCGTCCTCGGCCTGTTCGATCCGCTTCCGCTCGCGGTCGGCCTTCGCCTTCTCCCGGGCCGCGCGCCGGTCCTTGGCGCGCTGCTTCAGATCGCGCCCGTCCTCGGCGGCCTTCGACTCCAGGAACTGGCGGACCTCCGCCAGAAGCGGGCCGATCATCGACGTGGCCGCGAGGGCGTAGCCGGCGACCGGGCCGTACTCGGTGACGCCGTGCGCGTAGTTGATCCAGCCGGCCAGCGAGGCGAGCGTCGCGGTCAGGATCCAGAACGGCCACCTCGGCAGCCCCTTCCGGTGCGCCCACCGGGTGCCCATGACGCCGACCCAGGCGAGGAGTTCCAGGAAGAACGGGATCGGCGCCAGCGTCCACGCCAGGCCGGGGTCCTTGTCGTCCTTGCGGTGCAGGCCGAGGAAGTAGGAGATCTGGGCAGGCAACGCGGCCAGCAGGCCAAGCGCCATGACCACGTTGACGAGGACCTTGAAGGTGGCGCCATCCTCGTCGCGCTGCTCACGCCGCTTGGCCTGGCGGCCCTTCTTGTCGTCCTTGGCCTTCTCGGCGACGTCCGCGAGCTGCTTGTTCAGCTTGGCCTGCTGCACCTTCTCGGCGAGCAGGGCCGTCTTGGTCTTCGCCTCGCCGGCGACAGCCGCCTGCTTGACGGCCTCGGTCTCGGCCCGGGTCTTGTCGGCCTGGGCCTTGGTCAGTGCGGCGTCTGCGTCACGCTCCTTCCAGGAGCGGTATTCGCTGCTCATGGCTGTCCTTCCAGGACTCGTGGGGGTGTGCGATGGGTTGGTGCTGGCCAGATGTCCAGGGCGCCCGTGCGAGACGGGCACCGAGGGCTACCGGTCAGCGAGCGAAGATTGCGAACATGACGATGGCCAGACCGATCAGGCCGGGGATCGCGAAGCTGAGGACTTCCCAGGTGCTCTCACGCATGGCAGGTGCTCCTTCTGGGGTGGGTGACGGATCGCTGGGCGGTTCCCCTCACCGCCGGTACGGGACCAGCGGATCGGGCAGCCGGTCAGCTGCGCCAGGGCACGTCCTTGCCGTCGATCTCGACCCGGGTCACGGTCTTCGCGCCGCGCCCCTCCCGGACACGCACCTGGTCACGCGCGTCGCTGTCGCGGTAGAGCAGCGGCACGTTCTCGTCGACCTGGACCTCGCCCTCGACGGTGGAGGTCTTGCCGGCGGCGCGGTCGCTGACCTCGGCCTTGTACTTGCGGGTGATGCGGCCCATGACGGGCTCCTCTCGGGTTGAGGTGGATGGTGCTGTCGGATGCCGGGCGCGGGAGGGGGTGACCGCGCCCGGCGAATCAGGGGATCAGCGGCAGCCGTTCTTGGCGTGGTCCTCGCACGGCGGGCACGGTTCGTTCTGCTTGCCGATCCCCAGCCAGTTGCCCTTGTGCAGCTCGGCGTGCTCCTCGCACTGGGCGCAGCGGTTGAACAGCGGCATCAGTGGTGCTTCTTCTTGTGGGTGCGGAGGGCGGTCTTGCAGTCGGTGCACTTGCGTTCGGGCCCGGTGCCGACGGTCTGCGGCGGGATGATCCGCCCGCAGATCGCCCGGGTGCGCCCGAAGACCAGCGGCCCACAGGCCGGGCAGTGGAAGTGGCTGTTGGCGACGGCGCCCATCAGGTGGCCGGCTCCCGCAGGTCGGCTTCCTGGCACGGATCCGGCGCGGCCGGGTCGTGACCGCACGCACAGACGGCGGTCGGGTCGGCCGGGGTGCCGCAGTCCGGGCACGGGCGGGGCGGCATCAGGCGGCGGCCGGGTAGTCGAAGCCGGCGAGCTGGTCGAGGAGGTCGCGGTCGCGGCCG